ATTCAAAGATATCTCTGAGTGGCGCTTCTCTATGCGGCATTGGCGCATACGGGAAGACTGGATATTTTATTGTGATTATCTTAAACTTTGGGTAAAGATACCAAACGGGTTTGTCTTTGATGGTGCCTCTGTTCCGAAGGCGCTTCATTCGCTTATTAACTCAACTGATTCTTTATTCTACGGCAGCATTATTCACGACTTCTGTTATAGGACAACCCAATTATTTGTTTGCACAGATGCTGATTACGGTAACTGGACAATTATGGAAAATATATCGAAGATAACAGCTGATGAGTTACTGAAAGAGGTTTCTATTCAAGCAGATGATATAAAATTTCCTGTAATTGCTTCGTATTGGGTGCTCCGAGCTGTAGGTTGTTTTGCATGGAATAGAGCAAGAGAGCGAAATCTTAAATTCACAACACCGTATCCTGACTATAATGATATCATCTTAACAAAGGGATTAAAACTCTAGGAATAATATGTCTATACCTACAACTCGCACAGAATTCAAAGAGTATGTGTTGCGGGCTCTTGGAGCCCCTGTTATCGAAATAAATGTTGCTGATGAACAAGTAGAAGATAGAGTCGATGAAGCACTTTTACTATTCTCGCTGTATCACATGGATGCTGTTGAAAGAGTGTTCTTGACATATACTTTGACTGCAAACGATATGTCAAATGGTTACTTGACTTTGAGTACACCAGTAATATCTGTTATCAATGCATATTATCCATATGGCGGATTCAATACTGGTAACTGGGCTTCTGGAATCTGGCAATACCAAGCAGATGTATTTGCTGATATGGGTTTTACGAGCACTGCTAAGAGTACTGGATTGTCTGACTATGTTATCCGTATGTCGAATCTTTCGTTGATATCTGATGTATTGGGCAATTATCCTCGAATTCAACATGTAATGCATGCTAACAGACTTTATATTGATGACAACTGGTCTCAATTCTCTGTTGGTTCTGTTATTCTTCTTGAGACATATATTGCTCTTGATCCTGAGACTCATGAATCTGTTTGGAATGACAAGTGGCTCAAATCTTATGCAACAGCACTTGTTGGGAGACAGTGGGGAGCTAATATTCAAAAATTCCAATCAATTGAGATACTTGGAGGATTATCACTTAATGGCGATGCAATTTACAATCAGTATAATGACATGGTAAAAGCACTTGAAGAAGAACTTGATAACCGTTACAGTTTACCGATCGATTTTTTTATGGGTTAAGGATATAACATGACAGTCAGCCCCTATTTTAAGCAAAGCACTTCTGTTGCAGAACAAAACCTTTTTGATTCATTGACACGCGAGATGTTAAGTCTAAAAGGCTATGATATGCAGTACATTCCTCGGAGTTATGAAAACAATGATTATCTCTACGGTGAAACAATACAAGAAGGTTTTCAAGAAGGCGTTGTAATAGAAATGATGCTTGATGAGGTCAGAGGTTTTCCTGATAACTCAGATATCATGACAAAATTCGGTCTTGAAGTACGAGATGAAGCAACATTTTGGGTTTCAAAGTCCAGATTCACAGAAGTTGTTACCGTTGCATATCCTGAGATAACATCACCGCGAGAAGGAGATCTTATATTCTTCCATTTTTCTCATGACGGTGCACCATCGACTCCTTCTGTTCTATTTGAGATCCACTTTGTTGAGAATGAAAAACCGTTCTATCCTCGTGGTATTCAGACAATGTGGCAATTCACTACACGGAAATTCGAGTATAACCACGATAAGATGGAAACAAATGATGAATACATTGACTCTCTTAATGTCGAACCTGATATCAATGATGATAAACCGGAGATCCAGTCAGAGTCAGATACCTTTGTTGATTTCAGCGAGAAAGATCCTTTTGCTCAAAACTTTTAAAAGGGCATCATGTCTATAACATCATATTTCTATAACAGTAGCATTCGGCGGATAACTGTCCTGTTCGGCACTCTTTTCAATGATATCAGCGTGAAAAAGTCAGACGGTACTACTGTTCATGTTCCGCTGTCGTGGTCTTCAAAGTCAAAATGGTTCATCAAGATAAAAGACAGGACTGATGGAAAGAAACTATCGAGTATCACGTATCCTCGAATGGGTTTCATCATGACGAATGTTGCTCATGATCTTACTCGTAAGACAAGTACTCTGAACAGTTTTGCTTCTATTAATCCAGACAATGACAAAGAGTTGTTTAGAGTTCACTTTCCTTCTCCTGTTACCATTGACTATTCATTATTCATTGCGTCGAAAACAATAGATGAAGGACTTCAGATTGTTGAGCAAATTGTTCCATACTTTGACCCGACTCTTTCTGTTACCATAAATGAGTTAGATGATATTAACATTCTTCGTGATATCCCGGTTACTCTGAACTCTGTTTCATTTTCAGATGAGTATGAGGGGCAATTTACTGGGGATGAAGTAATGTTATGGGATTTGTCCTTTTCTGTTGAAGCGAATCTGTATAAGAACATTGCTTCACAAGGAGTAATTAAAAGAATAGTAGTTGATGCTCATATTAAAACAGCTGCCGAAGCAGAGTCAGAATCAGTTAAAGATAGATTGATCATTCAAGTTGATCCTTTTACAGCAGAAGTGACTGATGAGTATGCTCTGTTGGAATCTTGGAATCTTGTCGAGATCGGTGAACCTACCGTTCCTGTTCCTGTAATTGAGTCTGTAACATTGACTCCTTCTGGTATCTCTGTAAGTGTTCCTATTCTCTTCACAGTTATTCTTGACTTGATAACTTCTTCTGTTGACATAGAATACAACAATGACTCTAATAACCGTGTAGCGATGACATCATCAGTCGATGCTTTGACATTTACTGTTACTCATCCAGGGTTTGATACGGTTGGAACAAAGACTTTTAAACTCTTTGTAAACAATATGAGCACAGCCGCATATTCAGGATCCTTTTCTGTTCTTGCAGGAGACTGATCAAACAAAGCGAGATTTAGTAAATACACTGTCTCGCTTTTCTTTTGTTCTTCTTGAACACATTATATCAAAAAGTATTACCGCGCTTCGTCTTTTCTAAAAGCATCTGAATAGTATGTTCTGAACAGGTACACAACAAGTAACTCTTTGTGTAATTCAATGTATACCTGTTCGAATGGTTTGTATAATGGTACTAGTGGTTCAAGGAGCTCCTTTAAAGGACTTAATGAAACAATCAAAATCAGTGGTCGCCAGACCACATAAAGTCGCCAGACTTTATTATTAAGGATTCTCTTATTTTTACTTGTTTGTATAGAGGTACTTTAGAGGAATAGTATTGCAGAATAGTACAAGGAGTTCTTTTTGAATGGTACTGTAGAATAGTAGATTGGTACTTCTTGGTATGCTTCAAGAGTACATAGTTCTCCGTTTAGAGTTCTTAGTAAATTTGAAGTTGTTCTGATAGTTTTAAATTCACTTTATAATCAACAAGTCATTTGATTTGTTTTCTATAAAGTACCTTTAAAATTTTAAATGATTTTTAAAAATCTTTTAATGAATCTAAAGTCTTTAAAGGATCTTAAAGATTATTTAGATGATGGATTGCTTTGCAATCCATATCGACAAGTCGATATTTTGTTTTTCTTTTGTTTGTTGTCTTGTTTTGTTCATTAAATTCATTCTTAGTATCAGGATAATTCTTTACCCTACCCACAAAAAGTGGGTCAGGCATAAAAGTTATTTTTTATACAGTCATACGATTTCTTGGGGACCTGTAGTTTGTTCCTGGTATGCATCAAGAAGGATGCATACTTCCATCCAAACGTGTCCTTCATCATCCGTTACCTTGGCACCTTCCTTTAGAGAAGGCCTTTATGCACTGTCTGGCTTTTATTCACCAGTAGCCAAGCGATCGGCGCTTCGGGTGGTTTAAGTCTACCTGTTTCCCTCGGTAAATGTCTCCGAGTTCATCTTTGCGCCCTGACCTTCACCTATAATCCTGCTAGTGTACGATCAACTTTCTGATACATTGAAAAGTATATAGTACAACGATCATGACCCTGACGTATGTGGAAACCGCCCGAGCTTTTAATCATAGGAAAATTTGTGCGACCTGCTTGAATACACATCAAAGTATATCAACCGCAGTTGAGATCCACCAAACACAGCTTCTGAATAGAGTTCTATCTGTAAAATGATGGGTCTGCTTAGGTCAAAGGATCTTAATCCAATGACACAGTGATTAGAGCACATGGTCTCTTGATAATGGTTTCTTGTTTACCGTTGCGGTAAACAAGAGTCAGTTAGAATTGTTCACATGATTCTATTTATACAACCGATAAAAACGTCAAAAAGTATATGAAAATACTCCTGGTGTATGCGCATGTTTAGCTGTGCAACAGGAACATATGCAAACATTCTTTATTTGTTTAACAAGCACACCGTCTTCAAAAAATTTGAATGTAGTGTTTTTGCCGTAATATTCTTCGCCACAGACTGAACATTTATGGAAATCAGACTTTTTCTTTTTCTCCATTTGTATCATTTTTCTAGTGGACTTATCTTTAGCACCTGTTACTCCAGTAGAAATCTTAGATGCTTTTTTCTTTTGTTGAATAGGCTTATCACTTTCCATAAATGACTCTCCTGAGTTGATTATTCTATACATTATAACATTGAATTTTTGTGTTGTCAAGAACTATTTT